GCAAGAGGTTGTAAAAGAAGAAAGGACTTTTCAAAAATGTGATTGTAATAAATAATAAGTAATACCTTTGCTGACAGTATTGATATAAAAAACTATTACACGATGGAAAAGAAAATTGTACTCATCACCGGAGCCTCCTCCGGAATAGGGGAAGGCTGTGCTCGCAAGTTTGCCATGAACGGTTACCGGCTTATACTCAATGGCCGTAATGTGGAGAAACTGAATGCTGTAAAGAAAGAATTGGAAGAAAAATTCGGAGCCGATGTGTATCTGCTTCCTTTTGATGTCCGCGATAGGCAGGCTGCTTGTGCCGCCCTCGAATCCCTTCCGGTGGAGTGGAAAGCGATAGACATACTGATTAACAATGCCGGACTCGTTATCGGAGTAGACAAGGAGCACGAGGGTAATCTCGACGAATGGGATGTGGTAATTGATACAGACGTGAAAGCGCTTCTCGCTATGACCCGCCTCGTAGTTCCCGGCATGGTGGAGCGCGGACGCGGTCATGTCATCAACATGGGGTCTATTGCCGGAGACTACGCTTATCCGGGCGGCAGTGTGTACTGTGCCTGCAAAGCCGCCGTCAAGGCCCTTTCCGACGGACTCCGCATCGACTTGGTGGATACTCCGGTACGCGTGACGAACGTCAAGCCCGGACTGGTGGAAACCAATTTCTCTGTCATCCGTTTCCGTGGCGACCGGGAGGCGGCTGACAATGTGTATAAAGGTATACGTCCGCTGACCGGTGACGATATAGCCGAAGTGGTTTATTTTGCCGCTGCCGTCCCCGAGCATATCCAGATTGCAGAAGTGCTGGTGATGCCTGCCAACCAGGCTACCGGGACAATTGTCAGCCGGAAATAGAATTTGTATAAGAATATGATAAAATGATACTATTTTATCTTCGGGGAAACGTCTACATTTGCCCACAGCTAAATGATTATAGAATCTAAACAAGAAAAGCATGAATTTTAAGAAACGAACAAATTTCCTTTTTGGAGCACTGCTGCTGACCGGCAGTTTGTTGGCTCAAAACGTATGTGTATCCACTCCGAAAACTTCTTTGGTGCTTTCGGCTCCTGAAGGCGGTACACTGAGACACTTGTATTATGGTAACAGACTTTCTGAAACCGATTTGCTGAATATTGCCACGGCAGAAGCAGGCCACACGGCCTATCCCGAATATGGATTGAATACCCCCGTGGAGACGGCTCTCGCTGTGAAGCATGCTGACGGTAACATGACCCTCCAGCTTGAAGTGCTGAATGTGACTACCGAGAAGGAAGGAAATGCCGTGACGACTGTCGTGGCGCTGAAAGACAAAGTGTATCCCTTTTTTGTCAATGTCTGCTACCGAGCCTGGCAAGATGCCGACGTGATAGAATCCTGGACTGAAATTTCTCATCAGGAGAAGAAGCCGGTAGTGCTCAATCAGTTTGCCTCCGGCTATCTGCCCATCCGCCGCGGTGATGTGTGGCTCTCCCATCTCTCCGGTTCCTGGGCCAATGAGGGCTTTTTGACGCAGGAACCTCTCACTCCGGGCATGAAGGTTATCAAGAATAAGGACGGTGTGCGAAATTCTCATACCGACCATGCGGAAGTGATGTTCTCCCTTGACGGCCGTCCGCAGGAGAACACGGGCAACGTGATTGGCGCAGCCCTCTGTTACAGTGGTAACTACAAACTCCGCATCGAGACGCATGATGATGAATATCACCATTTCTTTGCCGGAATCAACGAAGAGAACTCTGCTTATTCCTTGAAGAAAGACGAGCTTTTCCGCACTCCCGAACTTGCCCTGACCTATAGTAACGAGGGATTGAGTGGCAGCAGCCGTAACTTCCACCGCTGGGCGCGTCTGCACAAGTTGGCGCACGGCACTACTCCCCGTAAGATTTTATTGAACAGTTGGGAAGGCGTGTATTTCGACATCAACCAGCAGGGTATGGACCAAATGATGGCGGACATCGCCTCCATGGGCGGCGAATTGTTCGTGATGGACGATGGCTGGTTTGGCGACAAATATCCCCGTAAGAACGACAGTTCATCACTCGGCGACTGGGTGGTGGACAAGAACAAGCTTCCGGACGGTGTCAAAGGGCTGTTGAGTGATGCCAAAAAGCACGGCATCAAGTTTGGTATCTGGATTGAGCCGGAGATGGCAAACACCACCAGCGAACTTTACGAACAACATCCGGATTGGGTGCTCAAAGCTCCCGAACGCGACCTCGTACTGGGACGCGGCGGTACGCAGGTGGTGCTCGACCTTGCCAATCCTGCCGTACAGGACTTCGTGTTCGGTGTTGTTGACAATCTGATGACTTCTTATCCTGAGATAGACTATATCAAATGGGATGCCAATATGGCTGTCATGAACCACGGTTCCCAATACCTGACCAAAGAAAATCAGAGCCACATGTATATAGAGTATCATCGCGGCTTTGAGAAGGTGTGCCAGCGCATCCGTGCCAAATACCCCGACCTTACCATCCAGGCATGTGCCAGTGGCGGTGGCCGTGCCAACTACGGAGTGCTGCCTTACTTCGACGAGTTCTGGGTGAGCGACAATACCGATGCCCTGCAACGTGTCTATATGCAGTGGGGAACTTCCTATTTCTTCCCCGCCATAGCCATGGCATCGCACATCAGTGCTGCCCCCAATCATCAGACGTTCCGCACCATCCCTCTGAAATATCGGATAGACGTTGCCATGAGTGGTCGTTTGGGTATGGAAATCCAGCCCAAAAATATGACGGAAGAAGAAAAGGCTCTTTGCAAGAATGCCATTGCCGAGTACAAGACCATTCGTCCCGTAGTACAGTTGGGAGACATTTACCGCCTGCTCTCTCCTTATGACAAGCAAGGTGTGGCTTCTCTGATGTACGTGGCTCCGGAGAAGGACAAGGCAGTCTTCTATTGGTGGAAGACGGAACATTTCTGTAACCAGCACCTGCCGCGTGTGAAGATGGCAGGGCTCTGTGCCGACAAGCAATACCGGGTGCATGAACTGAACCGTATAGATAATGTTCCCTTGAACTACGAAGGAAAGAGTTTCAGTGGTGCCTACCTCATGGCAAACGGGCTGGAGATTCCCTACAACCATAAGGTGGACTATCACAAGCAGAACGACTATTCGAGCCGTGTGCTTTATCTGGAAGAGGTGAAGTGACATAAGCAAAGGTGAGGTTGGGCCGTGTAAAGGTGAACTTGAGCGGCGTAAAGGTGAGGTTTATGGGTACAGTTGGTACAGTGGGTACAGCGTCTCTTCTATCTCACACACGCATGTATATAAATAATGTACGCGTTATGAAGTAATGTACATAAGCGCATGTGTGTGAAGCAGAAGAGGCGCTGTACCCACTGTACCAATTGTACCACTGTTTGGATGTCCAACTTTTCTTTTCGTACCCTTTTGGGACTTTCAGGTAAGATGGAAACATAAAAAAAGTCCCACAATACATTGATATTGTAGGACTTTTTTCTTTTTGTCGCCTTCTGGCTTTGTTTCTATGTGAACCGCTTGGGATTAATTTGTGTTATATATTTATTTGATTTTCAGTTTGTTGTTTTGGGTATTTTTACAAGGGTATCACATTAGTATCTTTTTTATAGCTTCCAACTTCTTTTCAGCATCGTATCTGTCGTCAATCATTTCTCCTTTTCCGGTGCATAGCCACTTAATGTTAAGCATAGGGAATGCCTCAGAAATACGGGCAATGCTATCACTGCCTATGTTCCCTTTAGTTTTCCCTCCTCTGTCCGAACAATTAATGTAATTATTGGACAGACCGCAATAAGCCTCGAATGAATTGAATCCTTTTACTAACTTAAGTTCTTCCCTTGCATATTGGGCGAATATTTTCAGCCGGTCTATCGCTCTTTCGTTGTGTTCTGATTCCTTTTCCATTTATCAGGTTTTTGTTTAAATCGCGCAGATTGAATGCGCTGCCACTGTCCGTGTTGTGCTTTTCATCACATAAAACAATCTGCATCCTAAATAAGATTCTTGCAATTTCCATTTTTTCTTCCATGATGCTATCTACAGCAGCCTTTAGTCTTTTTTTTAGGTTTTCCATATTATTGTTCCGGCTTTTGTGTGATAACATTTGGCTTTTGCCCATTGTTTATGACTAGGCAGGCTTTTTAGAAGGGTCTTTAAGCTCTTCAATTTCTGAAAGTTGCTTATTTATTATTTTCTTTAACACTTTTATAGTGTCTTGTGCATCTTCGAGTTGGCTTACTGCTATTTCCAAGTCCTTTTTTGTGTCATTTTGCTCCTTGTTTAAAATAATGTTAACTTTTGAACTTTCAGATTGTAAGCCTTCTTCAAAAAATATGCTTCCTCTTCCCGTCAATATATATCCGGGATTTATATTCTTGTACTGTGAGCATACATAGCTTACGACATCTATTTGTATGCTGTTTCTCCCATTCCTTGCATTGGAAAGTTTTTGTTGGGTCAAATTTGGAATCTCCTTGCATAAAGAGGCTCCGCTTATACCGACTTTGTCAAGTACTTCAAAAAACCTTTTTGTGACATCATCCATAATTTTCACTTTTTTATTTTGTTGTACAGAAAATATGTACTACATTTGCCGTCGTAACAAGTACGAGATGTTACCAGACATTGATTAAACATTCTCCTTATGGAGTTTATATATGATTGCCTCGTAGTAGCTCGTACCTATTACGGGGCTTTCTATTTAAAGCCAGTTATACAATCGGTTCTATCAGTGCCAACCGTTCCGACCTTTGTCAGCGGAGAGATAAAATGGCTCTTATGTTTTGCGCTATATGTCTTTTATTGGAAAGTCCTGCTCTGTTCCTATCACCTAACAACAGGCGCCCAAGCGTTGTATTACGATAACCAATAAGGGATGAATCAAAGATATTGGAGAAGTATTTAGTGTCAAAGCAGCAAAATGGATAATTAAGTTTAATAAAGTCCATCTGCCTCCTAATAAATATCTTGGGAGAAAGGGTGAGGTATAAACATAAGTTGATATGAGAAAGAAAAACAAAAAGAACAAGCGTTCGTTTAAGAAAAACGAGGTTCAATCTCCGTTAGACCTCCATAATATCAGTCAGTATATTGAGGATTATGCGATAATATCAAAATTCTCACACCTACCTTTCAGCAAAAGGGAATGGATAGAGACAAAAAGATACGAACTACAATATTCGGCCAACAAGTATGAACATTTGCTCGGTGCCTTCCTTCTTTCCCATGATGTCAAATTCATCCATCAAGCTCCTTTCGTCATAAATGGGAAAATATACTTTTTGGACTTTTTTATCCCGTCATTGCGTATCGCTATTGAAGTTGACGGGGTGTCTCATTCATGGTATGACCATCCAAACAAGGACAGCAATAGGGATATGGACTTCAAGACCATAGGAGTCAAAACTATCCGTATCAGCAATGATGAAGTATCAAGTAAGAAGTATCTTGAAATCCGTCTGAAAATATCTGGAATAATCCGCTGACAAATTTAGATATAACCGATTGTAAACATTTCAAAGACCAATTTTAGACCTATTTTTTATGTCTTGGCTAAACATGTTTTATAACATACATATTTTCTGTACTTATTTCTTTTAAGTACAAAATATATGTACTATCTTTGCGCTGTTGTTAGAACGACAGAACGACAACAACGAGGCATAAAAAAATAGGAGCAACTATAAAAGCCGCTTTCACTATATCCGAAGGCAAATATAGTGGTTTTCTATTAAAAAAACAAAGATAATGTAGAAAATTTACATAAAGAAAGAATATGAAAGTAACAAGAGAAGAAGTTTCGAAGATAAAGCCAGGGAGTTCTCTTACTGTATGGCTGTCAAATTACAACGAATGTGACTCTGCGAGAGCAACTGCTTACAGAACCGCTTTGGCAATTCCAAGGCCGGATGTAGAGAGATATAAGGTGGAAATTGATACCAAAACTTTCAAGGTTACCATAACCGCAATCGAAAAGAAATGAACCGTTCAGAAGCAAGAGCAGTCGCTGAGGAGTTGTACAAGCTTATGCGTAATGACGTGAAAAGACTTGTAAAGGAAGCTGTTGAAGAGGAAACTTCTGAATGGCTTGGTGCCCGTGAAGCTGCGGAATTACTCGGTTGGTCTCTGGGGACTTTATACAACCGTATAGACACCGTTCCTCATAGCAAGAGTGGGAGAGTGCTTCGTTTCAAGAAGTCGTCATTGATAAAACTTCTCGAAAGATGAAATCAAGGGATTACAATCTTGTAGTTGACGGCAGATACAACCACGGAGCCATCATGCAGCTTGCCTTTGCCTATTCCAGAAGGAACAAGTCACTCCGGTGGTACTCCTTCGGGCACGCGTTGAGGGATGCTTGGGCTGACGCGAAGATGAAGATGGACGAATACACCGCTTCCCTTGTCGGCAGGGAACCTATAGGCAGGAAATGCAATAGCCATAATATAGGATACGCGATGCTCGGCTGGCGATACGAGCATATGGACATGAATCTTTAAACATTCCCGTGGTCGGATTGAACGGCTTCCGGTAGCGAGGACCGGGCGGGAGCACTTGATAGGTCTTTGACGTATTGATGTAGAGATTTAGAATGCAAGTCTTCTTGATACTGTATTCTAATCCTAATGTAATCAAGAAATTATGGGTAGCGGAAACGCCGTAATCCCATATGGGCTTGATTTTTTCAAAGAATTAATACTGTATCCAAGTCTTTAGGAGTAAGTAATGACGGATTAGGCAACCGACACGCAGTATAAATGAGGTCACAATGACAACATAAGCGTCCGATACAGTCTTAAATCGGTATAAAGTATGCGGTGGTAATGAAAGGCGACCGTACACGCTTATCAATATATCTCCCCTCCCGTCAAATTCGGGCATGCTGAAAGGCTAAACACGTATTGTTGCGTTGAGGGCGAGCCAATATTTATTAATCTTTAAATATATAGAATTATGATTGGAAAGAAAGTTATTATTAGAGCAGACAGAGCGGGCGTATTTTACGGAGTATTGAAAGAAAAAAATGGCAGTGAAGTTACATTGACAGACTGCCGAAGATTGTGGTGTTGGTATGGGGCTGCATCTATCAGCCAATTGGCAGTAGAAGGGACAAAACGACCGAATGATTGCAAATTCACATTAGTCGTACCGATAATTACAATTCTGGGGGTTATTGAAATAATACCTTGTACAGACGAAGCAATAAAATCTATTGAGGAGGTATCTGTATGGAAGAACAGATAAGAGAGTTTCTTAGTATATACTCTGGCTTTGGCTCTGGCTCTGGCTCTGGCTATGGCGATGGCTCTGGCTTTGGCTTTGGCTCTGGCTTTGGCTCTGGCTATGGCGATGGCTCTGGCTTTGGCTCTGGCTTTGGCTCTGGCTATGGCGATGGCTATGGCGATGGCGATGGCGATGGCTATGGCGATGGCTCTGGCTTTGGCTCTGGCTTTGGCTCTGGCTCTGGCTCTGGCTCTGGCTATGGCGATGGCTCTGGCTCTGGCTATGGAATTAAAACATTCAATGGCGACAAAGTATATATCATTGATGATATTCCTACAATTATCAAGCATGTTCATGACAATGTAGCTAAAGGATATATACTGAACGATGACTTTACATTGACTGAGACATTTGTTGTAAAAGAGAATGGGAAATTCGCTCATGGAGAAACATTGCACGAGGCCTTTGCTTCACTTCAAGAAAAATTGTATGACGATTCAACCGAGGAGGAAAGACTAGAAGCTTTTAAAAAGCATTTTCCAGACTTTACTAAAAAGGTATCGGCTAAAGAATTGTTCCATTGGCATCATGTGTTGACCGGTTCGTGCAAGCAAGGAAGGTTGGCATTCTGTATCAATAAGGGTATAGACATTGATAAGGATGCTTACACCGTACATGAGTTTATAGAGTTGACTCAAGATTCTTATGGCGGTGATATAATCAGAAAATTGAAGTAATATGTAATTATCCCGTGGTCCTCCATAGATGTTGGAGGGCAGTAAGGCTACCACCGGAACGCCCACGGGAGCAACAATTTTATGTATTCATAAATTTGCATAATTAGGTTTTGTCCGGGCGGTCTGTGAAGATAGGCCGGACTCTTTTTTAGGAACATCAATTAAAAACAATATAAATATGGGAAAGAAAAAAGTAAAAGTCAAGTACAACGCTCCCGGCTGGGAAGACAGAATAGGGACAATATACAGCATTAGCGGTGACAAGGTAACGATAGAGTTTGGAAAGCATTCCTTTATCGAGGTTTACAGAGACGAAATCATTTTTGTATGAGAAAGATAAATTGCTATACGGTATTCTTTGCCTTCTGCTTATTGTGGATGGTAGTATTACTGGTAAGGTCGGTAGCCGTAACCAATGTGGGGCAAGTGTTCCCTGCATTCATGTTCTCCCTGATGGCATCCCTTTCGTGCCTTGGGATATACATCACTTACAATGAGTGATTACGCTTAGAAAATAATGTTAGTGTTTATTCGTGCCGTTCAATCTGCGAAGACGGGCGGCCATCCGGGATATTAGCTCAGAGGCAGAGCGGTGCATGGTATTGGTATTTGTAGTTTTGTCATGGTATTATTTAAAGGTTCATGCACAGGTCACGGCGTTCAAGTCCCGTATATCCCACAAACCAATTATTTAATTTATATTATTATGAGTACAACTCTTCCAGCATTGAAATCAATGCTCAGCAATGACAGCGTAAAAGCACGCTTTAGGGAAATACTTGGTGCAAAAGCCCCAGGATTCATAAGTTCCATTCTCTCAGTAGCAAACAGCAATGCCCTGCTTCAAAGAGCAGAGCCGCAATCGGTCATGAATGCCGCAGTCATCGCAGCTACATTGGATTTGCCTATTAATCCAAATCTGGGATTCGCCTACATTATTCCTTATGGTAATTCCGCACAGTTCCAGATGGGATATAAAGGTATGATTCAATTGGCCATGCGTAGCGGTCAATACAAGACAATCAACGTTACCGAAGTCTACGAGGGAGAAATAAAGAACGAGAATCGTTTTACCGGAGAATACATATTTGGCGAAAAGGCATCTGATAAGATTGTTGGTTATATGGCCTACTTCTCCCTCACAAACGGCTTTGAAAAATACATGTACATGAGCCGCGAAGAATGTGAAAAGCATGGGAAAAAATTCTCTCAGACCTATAAAAGAGGCGGTGGTCTTTGGGCTACGGACTTCGATTCAATGAGCAAGAAAACTGTTTTAAAAATGCTTATCTCCAAATACGGTATTCTAAGCATTGATATGCAACGTGCACAGACTTTCGACCAAGCCGTAATAAAGGACAATTTGGTTGAAAAGGATATTGATGAAGCGGAAATATCATACGATGACAACCCGGACAATGCAGACGCTAAACGTAATGCCATGAAAGAAGCATTGCAAGAAGCGGAAGTTGTGGATGAAAGCACCGGAGAACTTTTTAATCAAGAGGCTCAATGATAGAACAAGGCTCAAGTGAATGGTTAAAGCAACGGTTGGGTAAAATAACGGGTAGTCGCATCGGAGACCTTATGACTAGCGGAAAGAAAGGGGAAATGTTCGGGAAGACAGCCCTTTCCTATATATATGAAGTGTGCGCAGAGAGAGATTTGTTGCAGAAATACATCGATGACGATTATCTGTTTGATATATACCAACAGCAAGTAAGCATCAACAACAAGTTTATAGAGTTCGGACACAATAATGAGGACTTTGCGGCAGAACGTTACCAGCTTGTTGCAGAGTGCAAACTTGAAGAGTGTGAGAGCATTCAGCACCCGACAATACCTTTCTTCTCCGCTTCTCCAGACCGTATAGCAGTTAAATACGGGTTAAGAAAGGTAGTAGAAATAAAGGTTCCACTGCCGAAAACATTCATGGAATACATGGCAGAGGTTAAGGATAACGAAACTCTGAAAGCTGTTAATCCTAAATATTTTTACCAAGTGCAATCGGAAATGGCGTGTACGGGATTGGACAAGGCTGATTTTGTCGTTTTCTGCCCTTTCTTGAAGCATAACATTCACATTGTAGAGATAACAAGGGATGAAGCTGTAATAGCCGAATTTGAGAAGCGTATAACGGCTGCAAATGAAATTATTAATCAAATACTTAAAAAGAAATGAATTTAACCGGAAGCATAGATTTGCTGAAGCTTGAAAAGGCAGGCATAGCAACAATCAGAAATAAGAAGTGTATCGTTATCCCGATAGAAGAAAACGATTTGTACGTAAGCATGGGCGATGACCTAAAAGCGAAAGCCGTCTATCTTGGCATTAATATTAATGAGCGTAGGGAGCCGAGTAAATACGGTGAAACTCATTACTGCAAGCAATCATTATCAAAAGAATATCAAGAAGCACACAAATCAGAATCGGAGGCAAAGGGGAAAATTTATATCGGCGGTCTTAAGCCTTCCAAGTTTCAGGGTTCAAGCAATGCGGTTGCTTCCGTGGAAGCTCCGAATGAACAGATTGAAGATGACGACCAACTGCCATTTTAACTTATAAGGTTTAATCCAATGAAACTCACCCTCACAAAACAGGAAGTGCTTCTCCTGCAAAAGCTGCTTTACTCCTACAAGGAATGCCTGCCCGATGGAACGACGGAGAAGCATGGACGTTTTGTAGGGAAGCTTAACAAGAAAATCAAAAGACAAATTATTAACCAAATTAATCATGGAAGAGGCTAAAAACAACTTTGACAAGAAGGTAAAGATGCACCTTGCTTGTTCAAAAAGAAATGATTTACACAAGGAAATGGAATGTATATACTTCAAGGATGGATTCGCATACGCAAGTGACGGAATTATTCTTGCAAGAAACAGAATATCTGAAATATCGGGGTTAGAAGAACATGAGATAACCGCACTTGACGGAAAATTCCTTCACGCTGACTTCTACAAAGATATGCTGAAATACGATAATATCATGATTTCTGAAGATGGCATAGAATGCAGCAAAGGCAACGATAAAGTATTCTTCTACTTTTCCCAATTTGACAAATATCCTAATGCTGAAGGATTATTGCAGAATTCTTTGAACATGCAGACTACTCCGCTTCCACAAGTGAAGTTTGACATGAAGACTATACAACGGTTGAATAAAGCTCTTTTTGAAAGCGACAAGTGCGTTGCTACATTTAAGGGTACTAATAAACCTATTGTTTTTGATAGTATGATTGAGGGGGTAAGTAGTGTCGGATTGCTTATGCCGTGTTATAGTGAAGATACGGAAGAGTGATATGGAAGAGTTTATTTCAGACTGGTTCATTCCGATGGATTTCGGGAATGACGCTCCGGAAGAAATGCCGGACGGTGAAGATAATTTCAATTTTGACTGAACTTTTTGTTCAACCTGCCTGCTCGGTCTGTGAAGATATGGCGGGCAAACATGGAGAAGTGGCGGAATCAGTAGACGCACCATTCGATAATAGGAATGCCAACCTTAGATATGGCGAGCTTGGCAACTCGTCCCAGTGCAAATCTGGGCTTCTCCACAAACTTGTGTTGGAAAGGGGATATGAAAGTATTCAGTTGCAAATGGATATTTCCGTAATGCGCATACGGATAGTGTCCCCGAATGGAATAATGTGAGCCACACATAAATGGCACGGGTCTTAAATAATGGTTGTGCCCCGGAGAATACGCTTCGGGGCTTTTAATAGAACATAATATTGGGAATATGAAGCCTTACATCATAACTTCCATGTCCCTAATCACGTATAGCGGCAGGAAGATACCTCTCGAAATAGTAGAGAGCCATATACTGACAAAGCCTTTGAAGGCAATCAAGGAAAAGCTGCTTGACGCTTTCTCCACGATGAAAGACAAGCCGGTGAATGTTGAACTTAAAATAAAGCATATATGATATATGACAAACAGATAGTAAGAGGCAAGATACCAAGTAAATCCAATTGTTACAAGATTGTCACATTATCCGGTCATGGTTCTTTGGCAAAGCAGAGGGTTCTTAAAGAGTATGAAAAGACTTTTTATGTACAGTGCGGACTTAGAGACAAAAACATCAAAGGGTTCTTTAAGATAAATGTGGACGTGTATCACGAAAACTTGCGTCCCGACCTTGACAACGCTTTCAAAATTTTACTTGACTGCCTGCAAGGATGCAAAGCCATAAAGAACGACCGCCAGTGTGTGGAAATCCACGCGCGCAAATTGGTTGACAAACTCAATCCAAGAATAGAATTTGTAATTGAGGAAGTTGAATTATAAAATAATAGACAATTTGAAAGATGCATGATAAAAGATAGTTTTAAAGTTCCTTCAATCAAAGAAGTTGTCAAAGAGATAGAACATATACCGAAATGTCCTAAGAGCGGAGAGACAAACATTTTGTACTTGTACATGGAAAGAAAGCGTTTATTCCTTTCTAAAAAAGATTGATTTGCGATGGACGGATTTATAAAACTAAGCCGCAAGTTCTTCTCGAATGAATTGTGGAGTGAAGCCCGGACTTTTAGCAGTTGCGAAGCGTGGTTGGACTTGATTCAGTCTGCACGATTTGAGGCAACGCCCCGAAAGGTGAGTATCGGAGGTCGAGAAGTGGTCTGTAATCGTGGACAATATCCTGCTTCCATACGTTTTTTATCAAGACGGTGGAGGTGGACGGAAAGAAAGGTAAGAACGTTTTTATCATACCTGAAGAAAGAAGGTATAATAACTTCTGAGGTGATACAAGGAATGAATATGATAACTCTTTGTAAATATGAGGAATATAACAGTAGTGACACAGCTAATGACACAGCTAATGACACAGATATTGTAAACATAATCAATGACTTACGATATAAAGTGACACAGCTAACGACACAACAAGTGACACACCCTCCTAAAAAGCGACACACGGGTGACACAAATACTAAGAAAGAAGAAGATAATAATAAAGAATCTCCTAACGGAGATGAGAAAGAAGCCGAGGCTTCTTCACTCACTTCTTCAAACCCGGATTTTATAAAGTTCAATAATTGGCTAAAGCGAAAAGCTCCTTTTTGTAGCAACCCTAAAAACTTCTCTTCACAGATTACAGAATCCGAGTTCCTAAAACTCAAAGAGAAGTACACGGGCAAACAGATTGCGGATGTTATAGAACAGATAGAGAACCGGAAGGATTTACGTAAACGATACACCAACCTATATCGGACAGTGCTAAATTGGGCAAAAAGAGAATATGGAAATTAAAGTTCAATTAAGGGATGAAGATGCCGAAAAAACAGTTTTAGGCACTATCATAGCAGAACGTGACGCGATAGAGCAAGTAAGGGACATTCTTTCAGAAGAGTGCTTCTATAACCATTTCCATGCGGAAATATACAAGGCGATACTTCAAGTTGTATCATCGGGAAATAGGGCTGACCTTATTTTCGTCAAGAGTAAGCTGGAAGAGAACGGAGTGAAATTTGACATAGTTGAATACATGAAGATTGTATCCTGCCATACTTTCGATTTGTATCAATACGCCTCGAGACTCCATGACTTGCGTATACGAAGGGCATTCTACTCCATTGGGCAGTACCTTGTATCCAACTCATATACGGAAGCCGAAGACATTGAAGATGTCGCAAAAAAGGTCAATGACGACATGGCTTCGTTGTTCAAATCAAGCAGTACTACAATTTCTTCGATAAATGAAGGGATTGAAAATGTGTACAAAATGATTAACGAAAACCTATCCGGCAGTAAGCCGCTTACTGGAACTCCGACGGGATTTGAGAAGATAGATTCCAAATCCGGAGGATTGCAGAAGTCTGATTTGATAATTGTCGCAGGTGAAACCTCACAAGGGAAAACGAGCCTTGCTGTGTCTATGATGCGAAATGCGAGCATTTCGGATGCAAAGATAGCCATGTATTCGATGGAGATGAAAAAAGAGCAAATTGCGGCTCGTATTCTCTCTATGGAAAGTGGAGTATCATCCAATCAAATCATGTATTCAAGGCTTACCGATTCACAGATACAAGCTATTGACAAAGGAATCGGAAATATAATCGGTAAAGGCATATACTTTGACGATAGAAGCACATCAAACATAGACACCATCATTTCGTCTATCCGGTACATGAAACTGAAGCATGATATTGATGGCGCGATAGTGGATTATCTGCAAATCCTCAATGTCAACATGAAGGGGGCCAACAAGGAGCAGCAGATGGGTGACGTGGCAAGGCGTTTGAAGAACCTGGCCAAGGATTTGGATATTTGGATTATCGCCCTTTCCCAGCTCAATAGGGACAAGGACAACCCGGTACCTTCCCTTGCAAGGTTACGGGATAGCGGACAGATAGCTGAAGCAGCCGATGTGGTTATGCTGATATACCGCCCGGAAGTCAAGGGGAAAAACTATCCGGAGGAGTTTTCCAATGTAAGTACAAAAAACACCGCAATGATAGATATTGCTAAGGGACGTAATATTGGCATTATGAAATTCATATGTGGGTTTAATCCTTCTACGACGATGTTTTATAATCTTGATTCGGTTCCCGTTTTTGGGAGCACCACTTCTGAAATGGTAGATGAAAATCCATTCTGATATGGCAAAGAAAAAAGATATACCACCTGCACCCGTCCGCTGCCGCCAATGCTCATACTCCAGAGATTTCGTAGACAACTCTTGTCTATGCAAGGCCAAGGACCATAGGGTGTGCGCATGTAACCGGTACGGGAGGATATGTGGCAAATTCAACAAAAGATGATTTTATGGACATAGAACTTAAAAAGAAAATAGAATTATGGAATGGCAGCATGATAACGCATTGCGCATACGCCGCCCGTTGGTGGCAAAGAAGTACCAGCGTATGATTGACGAACTTGCCAAGGAGAGCAGGAGCAGAAGTATGAACGACAAGATGTATAAGAGATGAACAAGGAAACGGCAACCAAAATAATAAGCAAGTATGAGAACCTTGTGGTCCTCTGCACCTACAACATTCTGTTCACGAACGACATCTGTTGCGGACAGATTATCGAATGCATTCATGCGATGAAACGCACACCCCACTACAAGCAGGCATTCAAAAGATACTTGAACGATGCGGACAGAGCGAGAAGGGAATACGAGCAGACCGTAAACGGTATCATCGGTTCAGACCGCAGCGAATTCTTTGCCGAATGTAACGACAAGTATGTGGAGGAAGTGAACAAGCACGTGGATATGCTATACTGGCAGTTCAAGCAGGCACTTGATGACAACGGAATATCCCATTCCGCAGAACTTTCAAAGTTCGAACTGGCAAGGACGTTGTGCGACTATGCTTGTGTACAGTTCGACGAACGGATAGGAGAACTCAAGAAGAAGGATTCAAAGTTCAACGGATTTATGTTGGATTACCTTAAACTGGCTAATGTGGCAAGACTGATGAACCTTGCCTCCGACAATCTCAAAATCGGCAGAACGGTGAACATGAATACAAGGCGATGTACGGCAGCGTTTGATGTGCTGGTAAGAAAGCTGTCGGATGCGGATAATATCGCCAATGCGATAAAGGCTGATTGATTAGAGAAGGAAAATGAATTGAGATTAACATGTGCAAAAAGAAGCCATTGTAAGCGGATTTATTATACCTATGCCAAGTGGGAGACCTCGTGTTGTAACATTGCCGGATTTTGAATTTGAAGATTATGGCGATTACGTTTGTGACATGTGGACACCTATTCCCTCCTTTGATGAAATATTTGAAGCAAACAAGGATGTACTGGAACGGATTAAGGAGAGGGGGTGATATATGATTGAACGAATAAAGGTAGCTTGGTATGCCCTTACAAGAAAAGAGTATGCGTTCTTTTCAATTCAAAGACACGAAATCGGGAATAGTGGAGGTAGGTGTATTATATCTGATAATGCAACCCCTATTTTCTTGAACTCAATTATTGAATTTACAGAAAAATACATTAAGGAGAAAGGAGATTGAATAAATGAATGATAGGAAAATTCTTTTGTTCAAGAAAACATGTTATGATGTTGGAACACGTTTTTCTTTTGTTGTAAATGGTAAGATTGTTGAGACTGTTATAAGTGATGTAATGATTGATTATCATAAAAACATCAATTATGAAAAGCATTCTGTAAGGTATCATTTTTGTACTATGGATAAACATACATTCGATGAGTTTTCGGAAAGAGAATTGGAAGATTTGATACGAAGAGGACTTGTTTTATATATTGAGTAGTAGAAAAAGAAGGTTAAGAATCATGAAAGGAAATATATTTGACAAAATAAGAAAAACTGTTATTGAATATCAAGGGTATATGCTTGATTGTTACGATATAGCCAAAGAAGCACAAAGACATATAGATTGGGACAATAATGTTTCATGTGAATATTATCCGGCTGATGGAATATGTATAATGATAGACGAGCATGTTTGTTATGCTAATACATTCTTTGACTTGGTGGAAGAATCCAAAAACGGTATGATTGACAGGAAAACTTTTATGAGAAATTGTATTTGATATGGAAATAAAGAACGTAGGACAACTTAGAAAAATCATAGAGAACCTTCCCGATGATTTTGAAATCGAGATGCGTGTCAGACGCAAATTAACGGATGAGGAATTGAAAAATTGCAGGTACCCTTATCCTTACGATACAGAGTATTTAATTCTTGAATTTGACGATTTAGGCGTATCTGACAAAGTATTGTGTTTGGGTGTAACTTCTAATGGATGAACGGTATGGAAGTAAAGAATGGAATAATAATAGACGGAGTGCTGCATAAACTGGTGAATACTAATTCAGAGGCTTATTGCGATGACTGCTCTCTTTATGGTATTTGTCATCAATCAATGTTAATATGCCATATGTTGGGCGGAGACATATTTGTCAGTCGTGGTAAAGTAACAGAGATTGAAACGGAGGAGGAAAAGAAATGAAACAAGTATTATCAATCGAACAGATGAAGCACTTGCAAGAACTTGGATTAGATACAAGTGATGCAAGTATGTGTGTCGAATGGAGAGAATCGGATGAAAGCAAAAAAGTTGTAACCTCTTTGGATGCCGATACGTATTACGACTATTATCATGAAACTTACACCTTGCAGGACATTCTCGACAAGCTGCCGGAATCTATACAGATATATGATTTGTATAGATTCAAACAAGCAGGTCTGTGGTATTTTGAGTATATAGATGTAATAGAGGACGAAGTATTTCATTCAGAAATATTGTTGAGAATAATGGATGCCGCCTATTATATGCTATGCTGGTGTATAGAGAAAGGATATATTAAAGTTGACAAGGAGGTTAAAGATGGAAGAAAAGAAAATTGACTGGGAACAAAGACGTTATGAGCTGGTGAAGGCTGCAATGCAAGGATTTTGTAGCAATCCACATGAACAGATAATGAGTGCTGACTCAAATATAGTGGCAGAATGGAGTATTGGTTTTGCTGATTCACTAATAAAGAAACTGAAAGGAGATTGAATAATGTCAAGAGGAGAAATATTAAAGCTATCAGATTTGAAAGATATGCACGGCTCTATTTCATTGGAGTATACGGGTATTCTTTATGCAGGTGTAGATAGGGAAAAGAAGCTCCGTGAATTGGCAAAAGTTAATCCGCAGGAGTATTGTCTTGCATTGGGTGTGAATGATGATAGTGAAATTTTCAAAGACATTTCGTCGGGTTCCTTAGTGTCGCCGATGAAATTTTTAAAGAAACTGAAAGGAGAATAACTATGAAAGCAAAATACTTCAAGAAGATAAAAAAACAAGTGAAGTGGTACAAAGTATCATATAGGGATGGTTTGTTTGATAGTTTTGTAAATGAGAAAGAAATTTTAGCTAAATCTCCTGAAAACGCTTGTGTCAGATATCATAAACGTACTGGCTGTTTTATTAACAGATATAATCCTAATCATATTACACAACATAGTGAATGTCTTTCAAGGTTCAAAGTGTGTATAGGTCAGAAAGTAATGTATTTTGATTAAAATAAAGGAGGCATAACTATGGGATTTACAACACCGTGCTTTATGAAAAATTATGATGAAGAATGGAAAGATGTAGTCGGATACGAAGGATTATATAAAGTCAGTAACTATGGTAGAGTAAAAAGTCTTGGGCGTTATAAGAAAATAATATCAGGTAGATTAAATATTTGGGGATATTCCCAAGTGGGTCTTACAAAATACGAAACAAAAAAAATGTTTAGTATTCATAGATTAGTGGCACAAGCATTTATTCCAAACCCAGAAAACAAACCTTGTGTAGACCACATCGACACAGATAGAAGAAATAACTCCGTAAATAATCTTCAATGGTGTACCTATTCTGAAAATGCTTGTAATCCAATTACGAGGAAAAGAAAATGTATGTCGCAATTAGGAAAGAAGCATAGTATTGAAGCTCGAAAAAAAATGAGTATATCAAGAAGTAAACCTGTAAACCAATATGATTTATCTGGTAAATTTATAAGAACATGGGATAGTATAAAAGATGCTGCTGCTTCATACGGAAAGACACCAACGCTAATTCGTCTTTCAATAAGAGATAAACATCATATTTTTGCCAATAGTCAATGGAGATTATTTAATGATAATACATTAGATATACAACCGTATGAGGAGCGAACATTCGCAAAGGTTAAAGTTGTTTTTTCAAACGAAAAAGAAACTGTATTTAAGTCTATACAAGCTGCGAGTATAGGACTAAATATAAGTCGTAGACAAATATACAATTATTTACAAGGGAAAGTAATAAACAAAAAAATAGAAATTAGATATGTATAGATTTTTACAAACAGCATTTATACGCAAAAACACACCGGAGCTTCGGAAGAAGTTGGAAGAGTTGGGCTATTCACATGGTAAGCCTGAATATTATGCAGATGATGATGACAACAAGTATGATTTTATAATGTGTCACAATGGAAGGTTCTTTTTACTCTCTCAAAAGAACCATGTGATAAGGAATGGGCATCCTTTGAAAAAACATGGAAGTATTAATTGCGGAACCAACGAATCTTTGTTTCTTGCCATTGCTGCATTGAGGGATGATACAGACAAGAACCAATGGTTTGTATTGGACCATGATAACATATGGGAAGCGGTCGGATGCTACCAATACAAAGGGGATTTTATTCTTTGCAATCATGACCGGTGGTGTTGTGGGACAGACGTAGCACAAGCACACAAGGCTACTGTAAAGGAATTGCAGGAACTATTCTCCCAAAAGATTCAAGTCCCTCAAATAGAGTGGAACATCAATGACGTTATAAATAAAGATTAGTATCATGGAACAGAACAAGAAAGAGGTGGTCTTTGACGGCAAGGACCTTATATTCAACGTGGACGGAATAGAAATCAAGAACGGGAAACTGCCTGATTCCTTCAGTGTAAAAGAGCGCTATGAGATAAGCGCAGAAAGCATTTCCATGCTTGTCGTAGCGTTGGGTGACGGGAATACGCTGGCTGAATTTACTGATGTACAAGAAGGATTCAGTTTTTCTAGGAAAACACGGGCTATCTATTCCTTGAAGGATGAGTATGTCAAGAAGCTTGTCGAAGAAATTACCAGGTTGGAAAACAAGGCCAATTCCCTGCAAGAAAAGGTTTATGAAGAACGCAGAAAAGCTTCTGATGAAGAATACAAGCGCTACCTGCTGGAAAACTTGATTAAAGAGCACAACAAGCGCTCCTGGTGGGGACGGGCAGAAAAGATTGAACTGAAAACAGAGGAGTGAGAATGGACCCGAGAATAATAGATTTCCCGGAATACCCGTGGAAGACCTTGAATGTACATAAGGACTTTAGTTACACGTTCAACATCAGTCCGGGAAAGAAAATAGAGGGGGATTTGTTCGATTCCTCCAAGATGAAAGTTGTGTTCTACAATGAAAACAGCCATGTGCAGATATTGGCTGTGTGTGACCCTTACGGACCGCCTTTCTATGTACGCAGGGATATGGACGGTTTGTTGTGGTCCTCATGGGTAAAAATAGAGGAGGAACATTTCTGGCAAGAAATTAATGGTTGTGCGGCAACCATTAATTTCCCTCCTCTGTGTACGTCTCATTATTATTTTTAAGTATTATGAAAAATGAATCGTTTGAAAGGGCTAAAATCCTTAAGGAAGAGATTGAAAAGTGTAATTCTCTTCTTGAGTCAATTCTAAAAATCAGTAAAGAATGCTTCGTTAATCGCGATGCCGTCAGGACATCCGGTGACATTGCGGTTATCACTCTTCCCAAGTATTGTACCCAGTACATTATTGATGGACTTTACGTGAGGAAGTACCGGATGGAGCAGGAATTTAAAGAGTTATAAATCAAAACAAGAAATAGGAGGAATAATCATGAAAGCATATGTAATGAAACTTGAAAACAACTGTGTGATTGTTGACGAGGAATATTTTAACGAGATAAAGAAGCAGTCAGAATTCAACCAGGAAAGGATAAATGAGATTGCTGAGGAAAGGTTCTTGAAATACGTCAAAGAAAGCGGTATCAAACTTTCCTACGAAGTGAACGGAATACCTTATATATTTCATCATGACTTGTTGAGTGAATTGAACTATGAGGAAAGAGGATATCCGGAATCCGTGTCAGAAAAGGTGAAGCATGTTATCGCAGACGATATAACCGAGGCTTTGAATGATAAGTTTAAAGGACTGAAAGACGAGGCTTTGAATTATGCGTTAAGCGAGTTTGACAAGCGGAAACACGGTTTGGAGGCTACTGCAAAAATATGGGAATGTCTTGCATTGATATTTTTCATTATGACTATTGTTTCAATAACCGCATTATTTATACAGTTATGACAGAAGAACTTGTAACATTAGAGACAGCAAAGATGCTGAAAGAGAAAGGGTTCGTTTGGGAGTGTGAACGCACGATAAGTTGCGATAAAATTATTAGAAGATGGAACCATCCGCAATACATATCATGTTGCACAGAAATAGATGGCGAATTAGTTGAATTTTTATGTCCAACATTGTATGTTGCGCAGAAGTGGCTGCGTGAAACCAAGAACCTGCATATTGAAATATCCTATATGTATGAAAATTATTGGATATATGATATACTAACAATTCCGAACCATGACTTAGTTGGATTGTCTGACAGACCTATTATCCATTATAAATCCTACGAGGAAGCACTGGAAGCAGGAATTAGAGAAAGTTTAAAACTTATATGAAAATGACTCCTATTGTAAATGATGCTTATAGACTTAGAAAGCTTTTAGAAAAAGCAACAGGAATAAAAGTTTATAAATCAGATTTACTTTCTAATTATTTCAATTGTTATATAAGCATAACGCAAGAGTATAAGAATGAAACCAATCCGCATATTACAGTAGCACAAGGTAACTGGTCGATAGTAAATGGCGGTGAATATAAAATTTCACTCTATACACCTACAATCGTCATTAAAGGCAAGAAGGTGCTTAATACTTGTTTTGTAAAAGATATATTTTACAAGATAGTGGAAGCATTAAATAATGAATTTGGAGAAGGGAATTGGGATACGTGTAACAATGAAACGACAGTTTGGCTTCCCATGTCTCGAAACTCATTCTATTTGCAAATTCCAAATTTTGAGAAGTATTAAAACTTATATGATATGGCTAAGAAAATAATGTTTAATGATAAATACAGCTTAACCCAAGCCGTATTGGATGGTCGGAAGACTATGACGAGAAGAATAATCAAATGTCCAAGAACTTTTAAAGGAGAATGGGTCGCCGGATTCAATATACACAGACGCCATTCTGATAAAAAGATTGTTGATTGGCCTTGTATGTATGATGCAGATGAAAGAGAGTTTGATATGGGCGAGATATTACCAAAATACAAGGTTGGTGAAGTTCTTTCCATTGCGCAAAGTTATGAAAGTTTAGGGATGAATCCCGAAATTGCACTTAATGATAGGGACGGAATAGGATTTTATACTAAAACTAAATTCGCACCCGGTTGGAAAAATAAGATGTTTGTCCGCGCTGACCTCATTCCCCATCACATCCGCATTACCAATATCAAGATAGAACGGTTGCAAGACATTTCCGATGAAGATTGCTTGAAAGAAGGAATTTATAAAGGACAATGCGGAAGTGCAGATACACATTTTATGGATGCTTATTATTATAAAGGGGACATTCAGCCTTATTGTACCCCTCGTGAAGCCTTTGCCGCCCTCATAGATAAAGTCTCCGGCAAAGGTACGTGGGAGTCTAACCCTTATGTATTTGCTTACGAATTTGAACTGATTGACTAAAAACGAGAAAAGATATTGATTATGAAGCGTGAAATAAAATTCAGAGGTAAAAGTACTGATACGGGGAAATGGGTATATGGATTTCTCTCTTTCTTCTATACTGCCGGAAGGGACGAAAACGGGCTTATCTTTACGGACAAGGCGAGGATATATTCCTCAGAAGACGGTTGCTGTTACGACGTATGGGCTGAAACCGTTGGGCAGCTCACCGGACTGCGTGATAAAAACGGGAAAGAGATTTACGAGGGGGATATTGTACAGCTTGATTATATTACAACAAATGGCAAACACCGCATAGGACTTTCATTTGAGGTTAAATGGTGTACCCAAGAAGGCTGCTGGGTTGGATGGGATGGCTTTGTAGAAAATGCTCTTCAACAGACACACAAAATGTTTGTAGTTAAAGGTAATATTTACGATAACCCCAATTTAATATAAGAAATAGCCATGAGAGTAAAGAAATATTTCCATAACATCCAGTGTGATGTATGTGGGGATTTAGCCAATGAAGAGATGTGGCATGAGGATACGAAAACCGTTGCCGAAGTTGCCAATGAAAGCGGATGGTATTACGACCCAGTGGATGACAAGCACTATTGCCCGGATTGCTATGAATATGGGGATGATGGAGAGATATTAGTTAAAGACGGAATGGTAAATACAATGGAGATAATATTATTAGGGAAAAGACTTGAAGACTACCCGGAAACAGAATATTACGAACGAAGGCTTATCTACACAACATACAGTTCTGGCTTCAGAGAGCATAACATTGCGGCATTCAAGAGCAGGCTG